AGAGTCAGATCGCGACATTAAAAAGGAATGGAATATGAATCCAGAAGAAATCAAGCAAATGCTTGCCCAAGCTGCTCGTGAAGCTGCCGAACAAGCTACCGTGGCCCTAGAAGCCCGTCAAAAAGCTCTGGCAGATGCCAAAGCACAAGAAACAGCCCGTCAGGCTGAAATCAATGGCATCGTTAAGGCTGCTGTAGAAGCTCAGATCCAAGTTGGTCAGAGCGGCACAGAAAAGCTGTTAGCCGAAGTTGAAAAGCGTTTTGAGACTGAGCGTGCTGCTCAAAAGAGCGCTCTAGAAGGTCTAGAAGCTGTTCTAAAGGAAAAGGCCGATGAGTTGAAGGCTCTACAGACTTCAAAGATGGCTTTTGGCGACAAGTCAAAGGGCGACAGCACCTCCTACAAGGAGCGTGAAATGGCCGTGTTGCTGAGCAAGGTAACTGGCAAGTCTCTTGAGTCTACACGTTATGGTAAGATGGTAGTTGAAAAGGCCGGTGGTCACCTTGGCGGTGGCAGCAATACAACTGGTATCATCACTGCTCCTGCTTCTCTATGGGAAACTGAAGTTTCTACAACCATGGAAGACGAAGTACGTCGCCGTTTAGTGATGGCTCCACTACTTCGCAACGTTGCAATGCAGACCAACGTGATGAGAATGCCCTTAAACCCAGAAGCTGGCAAGGCTACATGGGTTATCAACAGTGATTTTGGTAATAGTAACAACAACAGTTCTGGTAGCACAGACACTCATGTGTTAAAAGAAATCACTCTAAACGCCTTCAAGGTTGCCACACGTGAATACATGGCTCTTGAAGAAGAAGAGGATTCAATCCTAGTGTTACTACCTATCGTTCGTGATGCTATGCTACGCCGTGTTGCACGTGCTGTAGATTCAGCCATGATCAACGGTGCTGGCAGTGGCAGCGACCCAGTCAAGGGTGTTGCAATGTACGACAGTGCAAGTGCTGTTCAAATCGACAGCGCGAACGCTGTAACTGTCGCCAAGATGAGAGCCCTTCGCAAGGACTTGGGAGCTTGGGGTCTAGAGCCTTCAGAGTTGGTTTATGTAGTTAACACAGAAACATACTACAACCTATTGGACGACACCACATTCCAGACAATGGACAAGGTCGGTGATCGTGCTACGTTGTTAACTGGTCAGATTGGTAGTATTGCCAACACACCAGTGGTTGTAAGTGGCGAGTTCCCAGCAATCGCTGAAGCAGCCGACGGCGCAAGTACTAACATTGCAGCCTTCTGCTTTGCACCTGCCAACTTCTTGGTAGGCAACCAGCGTGGTCTACGTGTTGACACAGACACACTAACAGAGCGTCAGAGCCGTGTACTAGTGGCTTCACTACGTACTGGTCTAACTCAGCTGACAACTAACCTAGGACCTGCAGTAAGCACCCTACGTTACGTCAACGGAGCGACCTGATATTAATAAAACTGGGGACTTTTTAGTCCCCGGTTTTTCCAAAGGGCTGTGTCAGTCTTTTGGAAAAACTATAAGGAGAAGTCATGGGTGCAAACTTAATAACCTTACAAGAATACAAAGCTTATGAAGGTATCACCAGTACCACCCAAGATGTAGAGATCGCAACAATCATCCCAAAGGTTTCAGAATTTGTTAAAAGCATCTGCCGTCGTACATTTGTGGACTGGGTTGATGATGCCAAGACTGAGGTACTGAATGGCGGTACTTGTTTGTTATTAGGTGAAGCGCCTATTATAGCTATCTCCAGCATCGAAAAGAGTGAGAATTATGGTCAGAGCTATACTGACTTGGTAGAGTTCACAGACTGGGTACTGGACAATCAGAATCAACAGATCTTGCCCATTAACAGAGCCGAGTTTCCCTACTTGATCAACGGCTATCGTGTCACCTACACAGCTGGTTATGAGACCATCCCAGAAGACTTGAAGTTAGCAGTATTGGACTTGGTTACCTACTACATGAAAAATCAAGGTGCTGTACAGAGTCAAATTGCGGTTACCACAGGAAATGCTCAAGTTCAGTACCTCAACCAGAGCAACCTGCCTGGGCATATTAAACGGGTCCTGGACCTCTATGTTTTGAACTACAACTGATATGAGTAAATCAGCCCTTAGTGCAACTGTACAAGCACACATTTTAAAAAGAGTTCGTAGTCAGGCAGATAAGTTCCTAAGTGGTACCAAACTGAAAATTTTTGACAAAAAAGGAAAAGAAATATTTAATCCAGAAGTTGGATTTTCTCTAGAACAAATACGTAAAGAAACTAACCTCAATCAAGAGGCCAGCGTAAGCAGAGGCGGTTTAAAGCAGCTAGCAAATACTTTTAAGTTACTAACTGAAAAAAGTGTTTTAGCAGCAGATGCAGTAGCTTTATTGGGTAGAGATAATATATTTGACGAATTAAGTAATTTTCTTTTACAAAAAGTAAATAAACAAGAAAACGCGGCAAGTATACGAAGTAGAAGCGGTGCTTTTAAATATACTGGCGTAAGAGAAAATGAAATAGATACTACGGCTAAATTGGCAACTGCCAAAAACCGAGAAGAAAGTTTCAAAGACGTAGTTCTAGTAAATAATATCAGTCACGGAAAATTTAATGAATACTTTGTAGAGTTTTTGAGAACACAAACCACAGCTACAACAGAACTAGTAGACTTCATTAAAGAAAATATAGACACCGGACACCTTAGTGGTGTTTTTAATATCAGACTACAAAGAATATTCGGATTAAAAGTACAACAGACCAATAGATCTAATTACAGATCTATGGCAGTAACTTTCAGCGACACAAACGAAGAATTAAACGATATATTTCAAAAGATAGTAACTTTGATATCAGATGCAGATTATCTATCTAGTAATATAAAGTTAAATTTGGAATTATTTTCAAATACTACGAAAATAATATATGACAAAGACGGACCAAAAGTCTCAGTTGAAACCCAACTGTCTTTGTCAAATCAAGAAATAGGTAGAAAACTAGCAGCAAGTTCCAGATATCTTAATCAGTTATTAGATGCAGCAAAAACTACAGCAGTTAGAGCCGATGCCGTTACTGCTGGTAAAGAGATGCAAAAGTTTTTAACTTCCTTAAAACCTCTAGCAGACGAAGTTAATATCTTAGCTCAAACTTTAAAAAACTCAGATGTACAGATCCCTGCTAATGTGCAAAAAGTAGTTGATGATATTCTAAGCGATAATATTACTGTACAAAGGTTGTTATCTACAGAAGGTTCTGACCCTGCACTGACTTCTATAATTAAAACTATTGGCAGTATATTTGATGGTAAAAAAATACCAAATAAACAAGTATCTGGATCCAAAGATAAAGCTGTTTCTCAGGTAAAAGCAAAAGGTAGGCCTAAGCAAACTGTAGTAATAGCCCCAATAAAGAAAAAGCAAGTTCAAGTAAGGGCTTCTCAAGGAGCTATTACAAAAGTATCTAGCATTATATCTCTACAGAATTTAATCAATGCTAATCTGCATGATCAAATCAAGAAAAACATGGGTACAGGCACTCGCAAAGATGTATTGAACTACCGCTCTGGTAGATTTGCTGAATCCGCAAAAGTAGAACGACTCAGCGAAAGCCGTCAAGGTATGATAACTGCATTCTACAGTTACATGAAAAATCCCTATGCAACTTTTAGCCGCGGCGGACGTCAGGATAGACCCTACACCCGCGATCCTAAATTGTTGATTTCCAAAAGTATCCGCGAACTTGCGGGAGCTCAAGTGGCCAATCGTATGAGGGCTGTATTAGTATGAGTAGAAAATCAATAGTTACAGCTCTTGCAGACAAGTTCAAGCTCATCAACGGTGCTGCACCCTACCAGATAAACATATTCGACAACAGTTATCCCTATCTCAAGTTCTGGGATGAGGTCACAGACTTTCCTTGCATCTACCTTACACCCGGTTCAGAGGTTCGTGAGTACTTACCAGGAGAGTTCAAGTGGGGCTACTTATCCGTCTCCATCAAACTGTACTGCAAGGGCGATGATAGCCAAGACCAGTTGGAGAAGCTTTTAGAAGATGTTGAACTCTGTATTGACCTCAATCGTCAGTTAATATACGAAGGTTTGAGCGAGACCACAGAGATCCTAATCACTAGTATAACCACAGACGAAGGTTTGCTAGCTCCGTACGCAGTCGGAGAAATCAATCTACAAGTCCGGTACCAGGTCGTGTAGAATCAGTGTTCTATTCACCAACAACAGATAAAGATCTAGTTAAGGTGATAACAACACACAGCCTTAAAGGAAAAAATTATGGCAGTTAATTTAATTAGAGGTGCTAGAGTATTCTTTACTACAGCACTAGACGGAGACAACAGAATCGCCCCAGCTACAGCCCGCTCTGCCGCTGACACATTCGAACTACAACCTCTAGACGGTATGAGCTTTAGCCAAAATACCACTCTAGACACAGTTACTTTAAATGAGGCTGGCAGCACACCTAGCCGCGGCCAGAGAAGCTTTGCAACTGCTCTAGAAGCAGGTGATTGGAGTATTTCTACCTATGTACGTCCCAAGATGTTTGAAGGCGGAGCAGTAGCTGCCGGACTTGACATTGGTGACTTTGTGCGACCCGAAGAAGCCTGCCTGTGGAATGCTATGTTTGGTTATACCAACGTAGACTTGAGCAGTGCTTCCGCTCTTACAACTACAGCTGGACAAGCATATACCGAAACAGCTGCGCCAAACGGCACTACTGTTCCTTCAGCTCAAGTCCGTCTAACACAGAGTAACAGAAATCAATTGCTACGTTTTGGCTTGATTATTGTGTTTGACGACACAACTGTGTTGCTACACAACTGTGTTATTGACCAAGCCTCAGTTGACTTTGGTATCGATCAAATTGGTACTATTGCTTGGACAGGCAAAGTTGCAGAAATTGAAGTTTCTACAACCACAACAACAGCAACAACCACTGGTACCAGTCCCACTTTATCAGGTAGCTTTGGCGGCCTAATGAGTGGTGCCTACAAGCCCAAAGATGCCACATGTAAGTACATCACAAACCGTTTGAGTACTGTAGAATTGGCATCTACAGCTGCCAAGTACGGTCAAAGTGCTGTTACTTATACCTTTGCTATTACTGGTGGTAATATTACTTTTGCCAACAACGTTACTTATCTAACACCAGCAGTAATGGGCACAGTTAACAAGCCTATTGACTATTTCGTAGGTACCAGAGCTGTGAGCGGCAGTTTAACAGCGTATCTGAGAACCGGTAGTACAAACACCGCGCAACTATTGAGTACTCTGCTTACACAGGCCAACACCTATGACCAAAACCAGTTTAACGTCAAACTCGGTATGGGCGGAAGTGTGGCAGTTCCTACTTCTACAACCATGGAAAACAAGGTAATCTTTGAACTACCATCAGCCATGTTGCAGATTCCTCAGATCAGTACAGAGCAAGTAATTTCTACTAGCATCAACTTTACAGCTCAAGGCGCAGCCTCCGGAACCTATGATATTGAGCAAAACAACGAAGCTACTATTACTTACTACTCTTCTCCCGCAGTTTAATCTCTAACAGAGTAGGGTGGTGATCCACCCTACTCACTACAACAAGGACAATTCATGACAGAAAACGCAAGTGGTTCTCAAGTAAACCTATCACTAAAGAGCCTATTGGTACCTAGTAAAACCGTAGAAGCTGAAATGCCCGGATACGCAGGATTTAAAGTTACTCTGGGCTTTTTAAGCAGAGAAACCCTAGTCTCTATCCGTAAAAAGGCTACAAAGAATGTTTTTAAGAATCGTCAAGCATCCGAAGAGCTCAATGACGACCTATTTTTACAACTCTATGTACAATCGGCTGTCAAGGGCTGGACCGGTTTTAAACTTACCTACCTAGAGCAACTAGCACCCGTAGAACTCAGTGGTCAAGACATGAACAGTGAGTTGGGATTCAGTGAAGAAAATGCGCTTTTCTTGATGAGAAACAGTTCAAATTTTGATGCTTGGGTTTCAGAAACAGTAAGTGACCTGGGAAACTTTCAGAGCGCCAGTACGAAGAAGTAAAAGATAGTATTGGTCGGTACTTTGAAAACTCCATGTTGGGCATGACCAAGGAACACTACTTGGACATGTGCGACATGATGAACACAGAGCCACTGGAGTCTGAAATACCGTTAGAGTTCTCTGATTTAGTGTTGGAGGTTCAGGAAGCGTTTCAGATATATAACACCCTGCAAGATTGTTGGGATTATATGGGTGGCAACTATATAGGAAAAAATTTTAACTATATAGAAACTGTGTTTCGTATAAACAACATCGAACCAGAATTACACAAAGTCTACCTGGACCTATTGTTGTTGATAGACAGCATCAGATCTAAAAAGATACAAGATAGCAAACCAAAGACCAATTAAGCCCGCCCATAGCGGGCTTTTTTGTTTGCATAGAAAAAATTACTGCTTGACAAAAGACCCCCACAGTGGTATAATTTGTAGGTCTTGAGTATAGAGCGCTCAAATTTTTTATTGCCAGGAGAACTTATGGCAGCTAATAATACAAGTACATTTACCCTGAGACTTAGAACTCAGGGTATGGATCAGGCTCAACAACAGAGTCAGACAATAAGAGACAACTTACAACAAGCACAACAAGCGGCACAAAATGTCAGTGGCAGTGGTAGTAGTCGTAGATTTGCCAGTAGCGCAGCAGCTCGGCCTACCGGCAACGCAGGAGCATCTGCTGGAGTTTTTACTGGCCAAGAGGTAGAAAACTACAATCGGGCCAGAGGTGCGTCCGGTGCTGCAGGCGGTACCGCTCGTGACTTTGCAGACCAAGCTCGTGGGCTTGGCGGGTTGGTACGTCTGTATGCAACTGTTGCAGCTAATACCTTTGCACTAACAGCTGCGTTTGGCGCTTTAAGCCGTGCCATGGATACTACCAATATGGTCAAAGGTCTTGATCAGTTGGGGGCTGCAAGTGGTGTAGCACTGGGTAGTTTAAGCAAGAGACTTGTAGCTGCAACAGACGGAGCCATCAGTCTGCGCGAAGCCATGGAAGCAACCACTAAAGCTGTATCTAGTGGTATGAACAGCCAAGATGTATTAAGGCTTGGAAATGTAGCAAAACAAGCATCTCAAGCTCTCGGTGTGGATATGGGGGATGCCATCAGTCGCCTAACTCGTGGTATTACTAAGCTAGAACCCGAACTATTGGACGAACTGGGTATATTTACCAAACTTGATCCAGCAGTAAAAGAATATGCTAAATCTGTTAATAAGAGCGTCAGCGAACTAACAGATTTTGAAAGAAGAGCCGCATTTGCTAATGCTGTGTTAGCAGAGGGCGAACAAAAGTTTAGCAGTATCAAAATTGACGCAAATCCCTACACAAAATTGTCTGCCTCTATTCGCGACGCCTCACAAAACATTTTAGAGTTTGTAAACAAGGTCGTAGCACCAGTGGCTAACTTTTTTAGTCAGAGCCCTACTGCCTTGTTAACAGGTATTGGAGCATTAGCAGCTATATTAGTTAAACAAGCTCTTCCAGCTATAGGTGAATTTAGACAGGGTTTAGAACAGACTGCCCAAAGAGCAGGACAATTGGCCCAACAAAAAGCACAAGAAGCACAGCAGGCCAGACAACTTATAAATCAAAGAATAATTGATGAAGTAGAATCCCGTGCAGACAGAGAACTAAGAGCTGTAGAAGCCGCAGAAGCTAGAATACAACAATTACAGCAAGGTAATTTAAATAGAAGAAGTGCTGCTTTCCGACTACTATCCCGAGATTTACAAGACATAACAGAGCAAGATCTACAAAGAGTAGAAAGAGCAGCTGGAGCCATGGAAAGACGTGGTCGCAGTGCAGAAGCCTCTGCGTACAGAGATGTAGTAACAGCAATACGTTCTCAAATTACAGCAGAAACAGATCTAATAGCTACTAGACAGAGACTTACTGAACAAGTAGAAAGAGATGCACAAAGTTGGGGTACTTATGGCCTGTCTGTAAGAGCAGGACAGAGAGCACAAGACGCAGCTATTAGATCTTCAATTATAAGTAATGCAGCATACAATGGTAGTCTTATAGGACTAAGGGGATCTTTTGCCTTACTAAGAGAAGAAATAGCACGTAATAATATCACAGGCTTTAGTGCGGCAATGTTAACTGCTCGTGGAGCAATAGCAGCATTTGGTGGTATGATAAGTACCGCCATGAATGCCTTGAATGGTTTCTTCATGGTAATAGGCCTAGTAGCCGCATCTGTGTCCTTAATAGATGGCATATTTTCAAAAGCTTCAAAAGAAATTGATGCTTTTAGTGGTAGTGTTGGTCGTGTCGAGGGTTCTACAAAAAACCTAACAAATACATTTGATACAATACGTCAAACAAATCCTTTTAGTGTACAGAGCATGGAAGCACAGTCCAATGCCTTGTTAGAGTTTTCTAGCAGCATGGACGAGTTAGCAAAAAATGCTCAAAAAGCATTGAGAGCACTACAGGACTCTGGATGGGACAAGTTCAAGAATACTATAAAAGGAATTTTTAATTTAGACGTTCAATCTAGTTTTTCAGAAAGTTTTGGCCAAGGTATAGTTGCAGCTGTTGAGGGCATAGATAATAAAAAGATTGCTGACGAATTAAAGAGTAAACTTGGTGGTTTGTTAAATATAGAAGATGTAACAAACTTTAAACAGGTAGAAAAAGCCTTAAAAGGACTAGCCCCTACTTCTGGTATAGTAGAAGAAATCCGAAGAGCTATTAAAGGAGCTTCCAATGATGCTGGTATAGCCGCCAGCAGAGCCAGAGAGTTTGTTTCTGCTTTTGAAGCTTCAAAGGAAGCTTTTAGACAGGTATCCAAAGAATTTGAAGTAAGTGATAGCACAGTTAAATGGGCCAATACCAGTATAGCAGCTTTAACTGCTCTTGATAAAAATTTAAGTGGCCCTATCAGTGAGTCTATATCAAACTTGATCAAGGCTTCCGACGAACTAAACAAGTCACCTATATTTGGCTCTAGTTCAATAGAAGTAGCCAAATTAAATATTGAGTTAAATAAGGCTCAAAAATTAATGGTACAAAGTGAACAAGACGCACAAAATCTAGAACAGAAGCTAAAAGATTTACAAAAGCTGGCAGAAAAAGATTTATTTGCAGCCGCAGGAAGTATTGATAGTACAACAGCCAGAGATAGACCGGGCGTAGAAAAAGAAATTGTAAACAAAGAAATTGCACGACTGAAATCTGAAATAGATAGAGCTAGAAATGCCAGAGCTCAGGCAGAGTCTACAGCAGAAGGTGCCGCGCTAAAGATTAGAAATAGTATTAATACAGGACTGTCTGAGTCTGTAGGTTTAATAGCCGGCCGTATTCAGGCAGAACTAGCCAAAGGTTCAACACAGCTACTTCAGTCTCTGTACTCAAGAATAGATAATATTCCTGAGCTAGCAGGACGTCAATTTGATTTAAAGATCAAAGAATTAGACGGACAGGCAAGATTAATAAGAATTCAGCAAGAATTAGCAAACAGAATAACGTTACTAACAGCCGAAACCGCATTAAGCAATGCCTTAGAGTCTAATAAGTCTGCAAGAGAACAACTAGGTTCCGCTAAAACATTAAGAGAAGCAGAAACAGCAGGCCAAAGAGTCGCTACTACAGATAAAGATGTACAAAATGCAGAAGAAAAGTTAAAGTTATTGAGACGGGCTGCTATAAATCCACTAGCAGCACTCGCAGATCTAAATAAGGCTTTAGTAAGCAATGCAGAGGGTGCTAGTGGTTACGCTCAAGAAATAGTAAATGCTGCTCAATCAAATGCTGGTTTCATAAAGTCCTTACAAGATATAGCTCAGCAACAAGAATTGATCAAAAAAATAGAAAAGCCTTTAGCAGAAGAAGACTCGCGCTATAAAAAAGAAAAAGATATATTAGATGCTAAAATTAGAGAAAATAGCGCTACAAGAGAAAGTTTACAACTTCAGCTACCCTCTAATAAAGAAACCGAAATTGAAACACTTGAAAAACTAAGAATAGCACAGATCGAACAAGCATCTTTAGAGTTTGAAGATAAAAAACTAAAGGCAAAAAGTGATTACAATAAACAGTTAGTTATTCGTAATGGATTGGTAGCTTTAGGTAGTGCACAAGATGCCGAAATGGTTTATCAAAATGCCGAGTCCAATAGGCTTCAAGCCGAGCAGCTGGCTACCAGAGAAGAATTTAATAGAAGATCGCAGATAGAAACCAATATTGCAAAAGAGAGATTGTCCGTTTATGACAGACAACAGTCAAAGTTAAAAGAAATAGCAGACTCTGAAAGACAAAATGAGCAAACTAGAAAAAACGCTACGCTGTCTATAAAAGAATCAGAACTTGGATTAGCAGAAACCAGGTTAAGTATTGCTGAACAGCAAAAAATATTTAGTGAAGAATTTATAGCAAATAGCCGAGCACAAATTGAATTAACCAAACAAGAATTATCATTTGAAAAAGAGCGTCAAAACTTAACTAATCAAAGAAGCACAGCAATAGGTGAATTAGCCGCAAAAGCAAATCGACAAGCGATGCGTGGAGAAGACAATTCAGCTACTATTAAACAAATGATGGATCTTGCAAGTGCTTTTGACGCACAAGCTTTAGCTCAAGATAGGGCTAATTCTTCAAGAGTAACTGCAATTCAATTGACTAGATCACAAGCTATAGAAACAGCCAAACAAAATGAAGAACTCAAAAAGCAAGCAGAGATCCTAGGACTTTTCGAAGGCATTGCAGACACTCTAGCCCAAGCATTTGGTAAAACAGGTGCTGTTTTAGGTAATCTTGTAAAAACTTTTGGAGATATATCTGCAGGCCAAGAAAAGTATAACACTGATAAAGCCAAGTATGTAGGTATCTTGGCTGACATTAAAAAAGCTGAAGAGGGTACTGGTGACCTTACATACGACCAAATACAAAAAAGAACAAAGGCAACCAAAGACTTGGGTGATTTGGAGCGGAAGAAGGCAAAGGATGAGATTTCAGATAATGCCAGATTAATGGGCAGCGCTAAAACCTTATTCAAAGAGAAAACAGCTGCTTACAAAATTTTGAGCGGTGTAGAAAAAGCTCTACACATTGCCAGAATTGCAATGGACTTTAAAGAGTTAGCAACTTCACTATTCGTAGACAAAGCAAAGGTTGCTGGAAGCGTTGCAGGTGAAACAGCACAAACAGCCGCAACTGGGGCAGGTTTCTTTGCTAGAGCCGGACTATACGTAACAGAAATATTTGCTAAAATATCTGCACAACTTGGTATCTTTGGACCACCAGTCGCAGCAGCTATAGTTGCAGCAATAGGTTTAAGTGTTTTTGGTAAAAAGAGCTCAGCACCCGTAGCAGGTTCTACAGCCTCAGAACGTCAAGAAACCCAGGGAACTGGTATGACTTGGAAAGATGGCAAGAAAGTAGAAACTGGTGGTGGAGTTTTTGGAGACTCAGAGGCAAAATCAGACAGCATTAAAAATTCTTTAAATCTAATAGGTAATACCAGTGTTGAAGGTTTAACCTATCAAAACAGAACTGTTAAATTGTTGGAGAGCATTGATCGTTCTATAGGCGGAGCGGCAAAATCTTTATACGGTGTACTAGGCCTACGCATGGGCACTGGATTTGGTACCAAAGAGGGTACAACCAGCAGTGGTATACAAGGACTATTTGGCAGTAGGACAACTAAAGAAATAATAGACTCTGGTATAAAGTTTGCGGGTTCATTCCTGGATGTACTATCAGGCAAAGCAGGATCTGTTCAACAGTATGAAACTACTAGAACCACAAAGAAAAGTAGCGGATTTTTAGGTATTGGTGGAAGCACAAGGACTACAGACGCAACTCTTGAAAGAGACTTGGCTAGTGTTGATCAAAAAGCTGCTGCAGAAATTACTAAAATATTTAGTAATGCGGGTGCCTTATTTGTTGAACTGGGTGGCAATTTGGGTAAAACCCAAGACGACATATTTGCATCTCTGGCTCAAGTTGACCTAACAGGAAAATTTGCTTCATTGAGAGGTCTACAAGGCGAAGAGTTACAAAAGGAGTTAGGAAATGTAATTTCTAGCGCTTTAGATGATGCGGCCACTATTGCTTTTAAAAGCTTAGAAAAGTTCCGTAATTTTGGCGAAGGAATGGCAGAGACTGTTGTTCGTGTTTTAGATACAAATGAAAAAATTTCTCAGTCATTTCTAGCTCAGGGCGGAAAAACCATTAATCAGCTTGTAAAAGAAAGTTTTGGCACTATTACGGAAACTGTCAGAACTTGGTATGGTAGTACAAGAACTGTAACCAGAGCAGCCACAGACGCAGAGTTAAAAGAAAAAAGCATAGAAATTACAGAAGCACTAGCCACTCTAGCCGGAGGACTGGACAAATTCCTAGACAACCAGAAGTTTTATGCAGATAACTTTTTAACTGAAGCCGAGAGATTGACTCCTATACAGGAGTCAGTTACTAAGCGACTGGGTGACCTAGCCATTGAACACGGTAAAACAGACTTGGCCTTAATAAAAACTCGTGGCGAGTTTAAAAACATTGTCAATGCACTTGACATTACCACTCCAGCAGGCAGAGAGCTTTATACGTCTCTTATGGAGCTAGCTCCAGCTTTTGCTATGGTATACAAAGAAGCCGAAAAAATAGTTTCCCTAACCACAGATGAGTTTGTTGCTAAAATTAATGACACACGAATTAGGGCATTACAGCTATATGCTGAAATCACGCGATCAGAAACAATGACTGCAGCAGTACGAGATGCACAGCGAGCCAAAGAACTAAAAGAGTTTGATAAATATTCAGGAGTTCAAAAGGATATATTAGTTTCAAACCAAAGATACCTATACGCTCTAGAGGACGAACTTTCAGCAAAAGATAAGCTGATTAAACGCAGAGATTTACTGAAGTCGGTTTTCAATGATTTCACTAAAGCCATAGATAACCTAACTAACTACAAGAACACTCTGTTAGCCGGAGATCTGTCTACACTACTACCAATAGATAAATACAACCTAGCCAAAACACAGTTTGAAGAATTATTAACTGCTATTAACATAAATCCTGAAACAGAAGCACAAGCAAAAGCACAGTTGGAGGCAGTCAGCAAGCTACCTCAAGTAGCAGACGCCTACTTACAAGCTTCTAGAGTGGTTAATGCAAGCAGCGGTGCTTATGTTAGCGACTTCCAAGCTGTTAGTAAAGCACTAGACCAAAGCGCAGACAAACTAAAAGAAGTTCGGGAAGACATTCAAGTTCATCAGTTGGACGTCCTTAAAGAAAATGGCATAGCTCTAGAAGATATAGCCGATAGCTCCAGATCTACAGCCGATCTAATAAAGGACTTTAATACTGCTCAAACAAACAGAAATACTGCTTTTGATAGAATAGCTCAAAATACCGCCGCTCAAACTGGTGACGTAAAGCAAGCCCTTGAAACTATGGCAAGAGAGTTCAAGGACTTCAAGGACGCCATGATGGGCAGAGACGGTATTCCCAGTATCAAAACAGCACTAGTGGGAGAAAACGCTCCAAGCACTACTACTCTAATCGCTGCTGTTGGTGCTACCACAACTGCTGTTGGTGCTACCACAACTGCTGTAAATAACGGAAATACAGTTGTGGCTGCCCAAACCGCCGCACTTGTATCAGCAACTCTTACAGGCAGTGCAACAGTAGAGGGAGCCGTAAACAGAGTTTCAACTCAGGTATCGCGAGATGATTGGATCGCTGCCAAAACATCTCAAATTATTACTATATTCAATAATAACACTGCTCCGCTTACCGCGCAGCTCTAACCACAAACAAAAGGAGAGAAAATGCCGTATAGCCAATCTTGGTTAGAAAATCCATCTGCAATGAGAGTAATTCTTGTAGTCGCAACTGTCTATGACATTGTGGCTAGTCAAGATATTAATCTGTATCTATCAACAGGTGGATACGTTACCACAGACGGTGCTGCGACCTTTCTTCCAATTATTGCCAACAAACTAACTCTCACAGAATCCCTGTCAAAAGACGGGGGTTCTGTGGGTATGACCTTTGGTGATATTGAGGTACATAACCTAAATGGTGAAATGGATCCTTACTTGGACAGTACCCGTTATATCTGGAGCAATAAGAGCATAAAGATATACTACGGGGATCCAGGCTGGACTTCTACTTTAAGTAACCTGTCCACAGAATTCTTAACCATATTTGATGGTATAGTCGACGATGCAGATAGCAGAAACTTAAGGTCGTTCAACCTAAAGTTGAGAGATAAGTTGGAGAGACTCAACGCCCCCATCAGTGAAAACAAGCTGGGCGTTTATGCCACCAGTAGTTGGGGTACTGCTGGTCAAAAAAATCAAGACCAGATGCGTCCGATTATCTTTGGAGAAGTGTTCAACGTTACACCACTGTTAATTGATCCTATAACTCAGGAATACATGGTTACCACAGGCTCAGCCACTCAACTCACCGGTTTAACTGGTGAGGGTGACATTTGTGAAAGAATCATAGAAATTCGTGACAATGGTATACCTATTTATGGAATCGTTGGTGCCCCCAGTATAATAAAAGGTGCAAGTTATAAGATATTGACTGTAGGAACCACAAATTGGACTGCTATTGGCGCAAGTTCTAACACTGTGGGTGTGTCATTCAAAGCCACAGGCAACAGCAGTGGTACTGGTACAGCAACCATTGTTGATACAATTGCTACCTCAGGAGTTGTGTCTTCAACCCCAGTGGTTGATCCCACAAACACAGGAACCTTTAAACTAAAAGCACCACCGGCTGGAGTTATAACTGCCAGCGTACAGGGTGTAAAAAAGTCTACTGACCTAACCACTGGTGCAGCTCAAACAACCTATGTCAATACTGTAGCCAATATTATAGCCACCATTGTCACACAGTTTGGAAAAACCTCAACACGGTTGGGTGCCTCAGATGTGGACTGGACCAATTTCAACAGTTTTAATACTGCGAACAACACCCAAGAAGTTGGGCTGTACTTGGACACCCAAGAAAATGTGTTAATAGCCTGTCAGCAATTAGCCAGTAGTATTGGTAGCCAAATAGTAATGTCTAGAACTGGCAAGCTACAAATTTATAAATTTGGAACCACCTCACAGTCCGTGTTTACAGAAGTGGGACCGGACGATATTATTTTTAACAGTTTGAGTATCAGCAACAGGTATACTGCTCAGGCCGGTGTAAAGTTGGCCTTTGCTAAAAATTACACAGTACAAGCAAATTTATTAACTGCTATACCTAATAATAACAAAGACAATTTATCTACTGAGTGGCTGACTGTTACTGCAGTTGATGGTACAGTTAAAACCAACTATAAGCTAGACAGTGACCCATTACAAAAAGAAACACTGTTTATTAGCGATACCGACGCCACTACCGAGGCGGGCAGATTATTGACTTATTACAAGTCTGTGAGAATGGTGTACAGGTTTACTGGTAAGTCTAAATTGCTTGGTCTTAACCTGGGTAGTACTATAAAATTAACTTATCCCAGATTTGATCTTGGTATAAGTAAATTCGGTCAAGTAATATCCCTAACTCCAGACTGGTTGTCTGGAACAGTTGAAGTAGAGGTTATTGTATAATGGCACAAACTATCCATACAAGACAGTTAATGTTGGAGAGTAGTATTTTTAGAACTACTGTCTCAGAGGTAGTTATAAATACTCCTGCAAGTACTGAGTTTATCAAACTAGAAGCAACTGGAAATATAGCGCCAGCTTCAATTACTTTAGATGCGATAGCTTACAATATTATTAATCCCACTTATCTATGGGAATATAAAAATAACGATCCAAGTGTTACTAGTTGGACAGCAGTAAGCGGAGGAACCAACAGTTCTTTAAATATAACCAGTACTGCCTTTAGTACATATAGAGGTTCAGTGGCTACTCAGGTAAGTTTTAGAGTAACGTGCAAAGATAGTATAAATGTAGATGTACTAACTAGCACTGCTACTCAGGTAATTACTTACAGCGATGAAACAGCAGACAGTATTATTATCTCCAACTCTTCGCCCAATGTAATAATTGGGTGTAGTGTTGATGGTACTCCTAACACACTTGCTAATACTTCTATTAAACTGCAGGTAACCAGAAACGGCAAAGTTTTAACCTATGGTACTACGGGAGCCAATACATGGAGCATAGGAACACCTACAATAAGTCCAAATAGTCTTACCTTGGGAACTGGCAGCGCTTCGGGAGATGGGTTATCCTACAGCTACGCTAATATTACAGCTATTACTGCGGACGAGGTATTGGTTACATTTCCAATAACTATGCGTAATGCCAATGGTACAGCCAGGTCTGTGGTTAATACCACTCAAAAGTTTGTTAAAAATAGACCAGGTTTTGCAGGTTTAAGTGTAGAGTTAACAAACGACACTCATGCAGTACCAGCAGATAGCGACGGATCCAATCCTGTTTTAACAGGTAGCGGTACAGATATTTATGTTTATGATGGCAGCACACAGCTTGAGTATAATGGAGTAGGTAATTCAACTGGTACTTGGGCCATTTCTATAACAGGTACATCAGGTGTAACAGCAGGCAGTTTTACTGATCAGGGTACATTTGCCAGATTGAGTAATCTTACTGGAATGACTGCACCCACTGGAAGCATTACTTTTACAATTACTGGAAGAAGTTTAAGTAACAACAGTTTTACAGTTGTAAAAACTCAGACTTTTAGTAGAAATAATGGTGGAGTTTCCGCTGGTTGGTACGGCGTAGAAATAAGTACTCCAGTAGTATATAAAGATTCTGCAAATAGATCTATACCCGGTACTACATCACCTATAAAAGTAAGTGGTTATAAGTATGTTGGAGATACTAAGTCTCTATATGGTTGGTTAAGAATAACTCCATATATAGGTGCTACGGCTGGTACTCCTGGGTATATGTATCAACAGTACGACCAGACGCCAAACGCAGCCTCTGACGCAGAGTACTATGTAGTAAATTTGATGGATGATACTAATCCTTCATTTAATCAAGCGCGCATTGATGCAACAGCTATACTAGACACAGAACAAGCAAGAGTTGTATTTAAGGGTAACTCAGCCACTAGATTTAGTATTGACAACGCAGCCGTAACTTTTGCTAAAGACAAAGCAGGAGTTATATCTCCTAGTGGTGGTATAACACTAACTACTAGTACAAGTAACTTTACCGGCAGCAGCTATGTGTGGCGAAAAAATGGTAATGTTATAAGTGGTGCCACTAGTGAGAGCTATGTAGTACCAACAAGTGATTACAGTTCTGTTAATACTAACACATATGTCTGTACTGTTACAGGAACTATTAATGGAGTAGCAGGTCAAACACTTACCGACTCTATAACAATTCCCAGGTTGGACGATGGTACCAACTCTCCAACGGTCGTATTGAGTAATGAAAATGTAACATTTCCTAGCCCCCTGAGTGGTTATAGTGGTATTATATTTACAGGTGGTGACTGTACAGTTACAGCCTATCTAGGCACTGTGCAGCTTACCTATAACACTACAGGAGCTAACACCTTTAGTGTTTCCCAGTTAGCTACAGGAGCTACAGTAGCTACGGGTACTGCTGGTGTTAATAGTTACTCTGTACCAGCACCCACTGCTATGAGTACTGATACTGCATACACTGATGTTACGTTAACAATAAGAGATGCAGCAGGAGTAGCACTGGCCAGTACTATTACTAGAAGAATAAGCTATAGTTTGAGCCGTAAAGGCGACACAGGTACCGCTGGTATCAATACTGCCACGGTTGCACTCTATGCTAAAAATACAAGTTCATCTGTTGCTCCTAGTGCTTTTTCAGGAACATTTACTTATGACTTTACTAATTCCACCCTTAGTGGTGGTACACTTAATGGCTGGAGTACTAGTGCTCCTGCTATTACCAATGGTGAGTATTTGTGGGCTAGGTATGCTACAGCATCAAGTAATACTTCCCAAACTACTATAACAGCAACAAGTTTTTCAACTGCTGCTGTAATTGGTATTGGTGGTACTAATGGTAATAATGGAAAAACTTATGAGTTAACTATTACGGGCGGTATAAGGTCCTTTACTTATGATCAAGCAGGAGCTAATCCTTCTCCATCAGCAACCTCCTACTCAGTTACACTAACAGAAGATGGTGTTGCAGTAACCCCTAGTAGCTATACTTGGACTACTGGGGGCCAACTCACTAGTACTGGTGCCGGAGCTACCTTTACACCTACAGTAGCTGGTGCATTTGTAGCTAATAGTAATACTTTTGTACAGTGTACAACGGTTTATGCAGGCGTTAGTGTTACTCGTACAATTCCTATTGCTATAAATAGAACAGGCAGTACTGGAGCTAAAACAGTTCAAATAAGTGCATACCAGTGGTCTAGCACAGGATTGCCCACTCTACCAACAACTAGTTTTGATTATACTTGGAGCAACGGCACAAAAAATCCCTCAAGTTTAAACAATAACTGGAGTTTTACTGCCATTGCGCCAAGTGCAAATAATCAAACCCTGTATGAAATAGTTAAATTAGTAACTGAGTCAAATGGCGAAGCAACACAAACAACAGGAATAACATTTAGTGGAGCAGCATCTAATTCAATAGGATTTAGACAAGATGGTACTATAGGTACAAGTGTAAAAAATGCCACCACTTATATATACTACCAAACAGCCCAAGCAACAAGTACCGGGATTAGTGACCCCACTTTTACCCTGAGTTCTTCTAGTCCTTACAATTTTAGTACTGGTGCTCTTACATTCTTATCTGCAAATGGTTGGGCTCAAACGCCACCAACCTATCAAGCAGGTACTAGCTCAAATAATTACTGGTACAAACTGATAACAATTTCCCAAAGTGACACGGGTACACAAGTAGTAACTTTAGGTACCACGTTACTGGGAACCAGTTTTACTAATTTGGTAACCTTTACCAGTTTAAGTACTCCAGGTAGTACTACAATTGATGGGGCAAATATTACCACAGGTACTGTAAACGCAAATCGAATTACTACCACAAATCTCAGTGCAATCAACTCCAACTTGGGGTTGGTTAACATAGGAGCTTCGGGTAGTAGTTTGGGATATGTTAAAACTCTTAGTAGAAATTACGGAGACACATCTGCAGGTTTCTTTTTAGGATATGACAGTACTGCTTATAAATTTGAATTAAGTAATAGTGATAGAAGCAAACTTTTTCAGTTTGATTCAGGAGGAAATGCTCAAATAAAAGGTGTTGACATTTTAGGAGGTCAAACAGCTTATAATACTGGAACAGGATTCTTTTTAGGCAGTAGTGGAAGTTTTAGTGTTGGTACTGGTCCAAATTCACTAAGATTTGATGGAACTACACTAACTGTGCCTGCTGTTAATATAACCGGAACTATACCGTCCACCGTAACTCACAGTGGCGATGTTACTGGTACACTTAATAGCAGTCCTGTAGGTACTGTAGTTACTAATGCAGGTAACGGTGCTACAGCTTTTACAGGTACAACTGCTTACAGAACTAATAGTGCTCCTACTAATAATGGAGTTTTTGGTAGTATAACTCAAGCCAATACTGCTGATGGTAATGTTGTAGTAACAGTAAACTATACCTATACTCAGGGTGCTAATATAGCCGACTCTCTGATACTGTTCTACAGAGAAGGTGGCGGTACTGTAGTAGCAGCAGATCCGGCTTTTATTACCAATGCTGTTGGTGGTTATATTACATTTACACTAAAACCAGGCACTACCTACACTTTTGGTATTCAAGCAGTAAGAAGAACAGAGAGTGGACTGGTAGGTACTGCAATAACAACTAGCAGTTCAATAACTACCAATACAGCTAACTATACTGGTAATATTAATAACGTTGCAGCCAGTACTGTTCAGTCTGGAGCAGCAGATGGTGCTACAGCTTTTACAGGTACAACTGCTTACAGAACTAATAGTGCTCCTACTAATAATGGAGTTTTTGGTAGTATAACTCAAGCCAATACTGCTGATGGTAATGTTGTAGTAACAGTAAACTATACCTATACTCAGGGTGCTAATATAGCCGACTCTCTGATACTGTTCTACAGAGAAGGTGGCGGTACTGTAGTAGCAGCAGATCCGGCTTTTATTACCAATGCTGTTGGTGGTTATATTACATTTACACTAAAACCAGGCACTACCTACACTTTTGGTATTCAAGCAGTAAGAAGAACAGAGAGTGGACTGGTAGGTACTGCAATAACAACTAGCAGTTCAATAACTACCAATACAGCTAACTATACTGGTAATATTAATAACGTTGCAGCCAGTACTGTTCAGTCTGGAGCAGCAGATGGTGCTAGCGCACTAAGTGCTGTAAACAACGCCAGTACTGGGCTGAGTGCCAAGCTAAGTAGAGCCGCAAACGATACATTGATTTCTACAATTACACTACAAACAGCAGGAACACTTTTAGTAGGAACCGCAAATGATGGGGTTTATCTTAGTGCTGCTAACGGACTTTTGGCCAAAAAGAGCGGTGCAACAACTTTTCAGATAACCACTGGGGGTGATGCCACTTTTAGTGGTACAGTGAGTGTTGGCAGTACAATTCCAACAATTACTGGAACAACCATTTCAAGCGGAGCAGGTGCCTTAATTACTAGTACAGGTAACTTTGCAGTCGGAAATACTACCAATAATATTGTATGGAACAATTCCTCACTAACTATCCGAGGAAATCTTTCATCTAGTAATTCTTTCGGTATTGTACAAACAGGCGCAGGTTCTATATTTGGTTCAGTAATGCAAATTAGTGCCAATAGTAGTGCTACTTGGGGTTTAAATGTTGGAGGAGATGCTACCATTTTTGCAATTGTGGGAAGTACTACAAGCAACGGTGGAACGGGAGTAAGAGGAACTTCTAACAGCACGTCTACTGGCTACGGCGTCACTGGAAGTTCAAATGGGGGAGTAAACTCAGTAGGTGTATACGGGTTTGCTACTCCGGGCACAAGCGGAATTGGTATAGATGCATATAGTAATACCTATATAGCTATACGTACGCAGTCTGCAGGTACTGCTACTGCACTGTATGTCGGCGGTTCAATGGCAATTACCAGTACTAACCTGGTCACTAATCTGAATGCAGACATGGTAGATGGCCGACATGTAGGCACAGGCACTAACCAAATACCTATTAACAACGACATTCTCAATCCTGGTTTAATAGCAGGACAGCTTGGTTGGGGCACCAACAAGTATGCTTTTGTTAATGCAGCAGTAACAGGAACAGCTACTGCAACGTATTCGGGGGTCAAACCAGGTGCTGCAACTACAAATAGTTGGTTACAAATACGTATTAATGGTGCTGACTGGTATATACCAATCTGGCCAGCATAATCGAAAGGACGACATGAGAACACAAACAATTCCACAACAGACTGTTGTAGAGGACATTGTAAACATAGACCACAATTTAGGTGGTTTTGTTAGGTTAATGATAGGAAATGGAACCGTAACCGATGGAAAGTTCGAACTACTACCAAGTCAAAATCTTGAAACAGTCGTTATAGCAGACATACCAGGCGGCATCGTCAACGAAGACGGCACCAGGACTGATATAACGGACTACACAGAATTAATGAGCGCAAACCCCGCTTGGGCTCCCACAAAACCTGTTGGAGTTTTTCGAAAAGATGACTTGTGGTACTTTGTTGACTTAATCAGATCCAGAGGTTAGTATGCCCACTCTGAGAATAATCTATCAAAATCAGGCGGACTTGTCCACAACCACAATAACTTCTTCAACTAATCAATCTGCATCAACCACTGTTAGCAATCTAAAGTTGGATACTAAAAGTCAGGTTTGGAGAACCTCTCCAACCACTATTAGTAGTACACAGGTAAAAGGTGACTTAATAGTGGATTTAGGTTCTTTAAAAACAGTGGGAGGAGTAGTCTTAGCGTTTACCAACCTGAATAGTAGTAGTGCTACTATAAGGGTAAGAGGATACACATCGCCACCAGCACACAGTAGTTCATCAGGCTCCGACAGTATTAATTTCCCAATTGTAAATGGTACTAGCGTAGTTGATACAGGTAATATTGTTTGCTGCCCTTGGAACACTATGGATATCTCGGACTGGGGCACTAATCCGGTGGGCTCTTCAAACTACAGTTATGGTGGTGGCACATATGCCAGAGTATGGTTAAACACAGCTCAAGCCGCCACACTTGTTAGATACTTGAGTATAGAAGTAACCGATTATTACACTACCAGTAGCACTGGCAGATATATAGAAGTTTCCAAGCTAATTATTGGTAAATACTGGAGTCCCAAGTATAATGCTGGATACGGAGTATCTGCTGGTATAAAAGATATGAGTGAGCACACCAGAACCCAGAGTGGAGACCTGCTTACAACTCGTGGCCCTATGTACCAGTGTGTCAACTTTAATCTGGAGTGGTTAAGTGATAGTGATAGACAAGAAATGGCTAAAATACTAACCATCAATGGCATGAGTAGACCACTGTTAATCAGCCTATTTCCAGACGGTACTACCACAGAAGAATATGAAAGAGAACGAGCACATCAAATATATGGTAAACTATCTCAACTTTCACAGATAACCTATAACAATCCATTCATGTATTCAATACCTCTAGAATTAGAGGAAGTATAAAAAATACCCACCCACAAGGTGGGTATTTTTTCACTTGCAATAACCCTGCCCTTATGATATAATGGGTACAAAATAAAAATGCATTACTGGGTAATGTATTTATCAATAAGGAGTACTCCATGGCAACCACACTCTACTTTGTGCAGTCAGATACACTACCACAGATCAAGTTAACTCTCACAGACGAAGTAACCAACGCTCCAAAAGATTTAACAAATAAGACTGTGTCGCTACATGCTAAACCCAGTACTGGTACTGGTATTAAATTTTCAAGACAGGCAACTTGGCCTTCCGCCACGGCTGTTGCCGACAAGCTGGGTGGCATTGCCTATATACAGTGGTTAGACGGAGACTTAAATCGTCCAGCTGGAACATATACAGCAGAAATAGAGATTTATGATAGCTCTGTGTCTCCACCAACTCGCGAAACTGTATACGAAGTATTTACAATTGTAATTCGCGAAGATATTGCAGACATTGGATCGCCATACCCTGCACCTGCACCCTCAACTCCACCTTATGACGGAGGCAACGGTAGTTAATAATACTGATCCATGGTACTGTATTAGCAGTGTTGTGTTAACATACTGGTAGGATTAAATTATGTTACTCACCTTACTAAAAGGTGGTGGAGCAGGCCAAGGAGTTGTCAATGGCAACAGTTACAAGGGTATTAGTTAATGCAGTTTCTAGTATTAAAACCAGTGTTATAAATATTTCTAAACTGGCTGTATCTAACACAAATACTACAAAACTAAAATTAGACGATTTAGCATATAAAAGTAGGACAAAGCTACAAACAACTATTAGTAGTAGTTTGGTAACCTTGGCAAGTAATAAAACAAAATTAAGTGATTTAGTACAAACTACCAAATTAAAAACAGCTTATTCTCTTGGTGTATTTTTTACTGAAACTAACAAAATAGCCATCAAGGCTATTGCTAGAAGTAAATTAGCTGCAGCAGTAGATTACGTAAAACAAACAAAACTATTCAATATAGTACAGCCTGGAAAAGCAGTATTACAACTATCATATAAGAAAACTGCACTAGATATTAGTACTCGTAAAACTGCACTAGAATTTAATTATTTAAGTAAGCTAAAAGCAACCTATATTCTTGGAGCCTTTATAATAGCTTGGGGCAGAATACAACAAGACGCAGTTTTAGCAGTAGAAAGAATAATACTGCAATTCGCCAAAAATCTTGGTGAGGAAGTAGGTGTATCAGATAGAATAGACGTACTATCTGGTTACGATAGAGTAACTATAGATAGTACAATTACTTCTGACTCCGTATCAATAATAGCCGGATCAAGAATAAATGATACTAGTTATATATTTGAGTCAGTATCTATTACTTCTGGTTATAACTATAATACTACAGACTTTATAACTCCTACAGATGATTTTGATGGCATAACCAGTGTAGATGACGATCAAGTAGCGCTAATAGGTAATAATGTATTTGATACCGTCAGTATTACAGATAGTATAAATACTATTAGTAACTATACTACAGTATTTACTGATACGGCCTTGATAGGTGATTCTGTATCAGTATTAAACAGCTACAATCGTGAAGTTATAGATAATGTAGCTACACTTGACGATTTGGTATCAGCAGAAAATCAGTATTACTTGAATACATCAGATGCATTTTTTATAACTGATGTTGTAAATACGCTAAAACTTTACTCACGTAGTAATATAGATACTGTCGACATTGCAGATAGTATAGATACATCAAGTTCATTTATTGTTAATAGTATAGATAATTTAAGTACAACTGATAGTGTAGCAACATCAGTCATAAAAAATACATCTGATATTGTAACTAGTAATGATAGTGCATACTTCTATATAGAACCAATAGTTATAGATCAAACAAGTATAACAGATCAAATAAATATATTTTCCGACTACATATTTAATACACAAGATACAGTTACAACAACAGATGATTACTATGGTTTAGCTAATATAGATGACGATCAAATAGCATTTGTAGGCAAATCTATACTTGATACAATAGGTATATTAGACAATGTAAATACAATATCTGATTACTCATCAACGGTTTTAGAAACAGCAGCAACAATATCAGACGTAATAATACCGTCTTTAAGTATTCTATTATTCTATTACGATACTGTTAGTATTACAGACAATATAAATACTACTAGTAACTATATACCGGTATTTACTGATACTGCTCTAATCAATGATTCTATATCAAGATTAAGTAGTTATAATCCTGAAGTTATAGACAATGTAGCTACACTTGACGATTTGGTATCAGCAGAAAATCAGTATTACTTGAATACATCAGATGCATTTTTTACAACTGATGTTGTAAGCACACTAAAACTTTACTCAAGAAGCAATACAGATAATGTGGGCATTACTGATAGTATAGATACATTAAGTTTGTTTATTGGTATTAGTACAGATAGTTTAACTACAACTGATAGTGTAACAATACTAAACAACTATTTAAAAGATATTGCCGATGTTGTAACTGGTAATGATACTGCATACTTCTATATAGAACCAACAGTTATAGATCAAACAAGTATAACAGATCAAATAAATATAGTCTCCTATTACATATTTAATACACAAGATACAGTTACAACAACAGATGATTACTATGGTTTAGCTAATATAGATGACGATCAAATAGCATTTGTAGGCAAATCTATACTTGATACAATAGGTATATTAGACAATGTAAATACAATATCTGATTACTCATCAACGGTTTTAGAAACAGCAGCAACAATATCAGACGTAATAATACCGTCTTTAAGTATTCTATTATTCTATTACGATACTGTTAGTATTACAGACAATATAAATACTACTAGTAACTATATACCGGTATTTACTGATACTGCTCTAATCAATGATTCTATATCAAGATTAAGTAGTTATAATCCTGAAGTTATAGACAATGTAGCTACACTTGACGATTTGGTATCAGCAGAAAATCAGTATTACTTGAATACATCAGATGCATTTTTTACAACTGATGTTGTAAGCACACTAAAACTTTACTCAAGAAGCAATACAGATAATGTGGGCATTACTGATAGTATAGATACATTAAGTTTGTTTATTGGTATTAGTACAGATAGTTTAACTACAACTGATAGTGTAACAATACTAAACAACTATTTAAAAGATATTGCCGATGTTGTAACTGGTAATGATACTGCATACTTCTATATAGAACCAACAGTTATAGATCAAACAAGTATAACAGATCAAATAAGTATATTTTCCGACTACATATTTAATACACAAGATACAGTTACAACAACAGATGATTACTATGGTTTAGCTAATATAGATGACGATCAAATAGCATTTGTAGGCAAATCTATACTTGATGCAATAGGTATATTAGACAATGTAAATACAATATCTGATTACTCATCAACAGTTTTAGAAACAGCAACAATATCAGACACAATAATACCGTTTTTACTTACTACACTATTCTATTACGATACTGCTACACTTGTAGACAGTATGTTAGTGAAAACAGATAAATCAACTATTGATAGTATATCGCTATCAGACATATCCACAGCTGGTGTTGGTAAGTCGGCCCCCGATTTTATAGCTGTTAGTGGATACATACAAGTTCTATCTCATGACTACACTCTAGGAGATTATGTAGATTTGGGATACACAGGTTCAATAATCTTAGAGGAAGCAGGGTAATACATGTTAAATGACAAATTTAAACTATCTGGTAGAGTAAATATTCTACTAAAAGATATTAATGGTAAAATAAGAATCGACAAAACGTACGATAATTATATTACCAATGTGGGTAAGGCATATATTGCCTATGGTATGAATGACTTTACTTACACAACAACTTCAGTAAGTGGTTCAACCATTACACAAACTGGACATACTTATGCTGATGGCGACGAAGTAATTTTTACTAATCTGGGTGGTAATACAGGTGTTACACTCAATACCCTGTACTTTATAGTTGGTGTAGCCTCTAATACTTTCCAAGTATCTGCCACTTTAGGAGGTTCAGCAATCTCCATTACTGGTACAGCGCCCATGACATATCGTCATCACACCAGAAGCATGGTAGTTATGGCTGTTGGTACTGGCAATACACTGCCGGCAGATGCCACACTTACTTCTCTGGTAGCCGAAACCACAGGCATTACTGCTCCTATGAGAAAAAGCGTAGTTCCTACACGTACAACAACCACTGTAACTAACGATGCTATTCAATATGTAGCATCTTGGGCTGCAGGAGAAAATTATGGAGCCCTAAACGAAGCAGGCATATTTAATGCTGGCGTTAGCGGCTCCCCAAGTGGTGGTGGTATCATGTTGTGTCGTACAGTTTTTGGTGGTGGTAGTATCGGTGTTATTAACAAGGGTGTAAACGACAGCTTGCAAATAACCTGGAAGATCACAGTAGCATAATATAAACGTAACCGGGTACTGGAGACAAAATGGCAAATATTATTTTTAGACAGTCGGTAACTCCTGATATACCTACTAGCACAGTTGCCAAAGGTACTCCTCTTACAAACTTAGAGCTGGATGGCAACTTTAGATCTCTTAACGATAATAAAGTAGATATTAGTGTATCCTACTCCAATCCTAGTTGGATAAATTCAATTAGTGAAATAAAAGTGTTGCCGTCTCAAACAAATAAATCCGGTTATGTACTCAGCACTAACGGCACAAACAGTAGTTGGACCGCAATTGAAGATCTTGGAGTAACTGATCTTTCAATTACTATGGCCATTGCTCTGGGGTAATTTATGGCAACATCATTCGTCAATGCAACTTATAGAAATATAGGTACTACAGAAGTAATAGTATTTAATGCTTCTCAGAAATCTATAGTTATAGGTGGAAATATAACAAATCTGATAGCGTCTACTGTGCCTGTGTCTATTAAAGTACGTAAAGGCAGTACAGATACCCACTTTTATAAAGATAAAAGGATAGCTGGCGGTGATGCCTTTGAAATGTCAAAGGGCAACAAATTAATACTGGATGCTGGAGACAAAATAATAGCATCAGCAAAAGTTGATAACAGTATAGATATCGTACTTTCAATACTACAAGGAGTAACATGATGGGCGGATTTTATACAGGCAGCGACTTGGCTGATAAAGTATTCTACGGTTTTAGACTGGATCCGGATACTGGAAATTTAAACATAGAAGTGTTGGACGGAGATACTCCGGTCTCATTACCAGAGGATAATATGATAGATAAATACGACTACAAACAGTGGGTATGGAGTACAGACACTATAGGGTTTGAGTGGGGCAACAAGGGACACTTATTGATGAGGTTAGTATAATATGAGTCAATTAATCGATCTAGGAAAATTACGCTTCCACTTTGCTGGAAACTGGAGTTCTAGCACCACATATGAGTCTAACGATATCGTTAAGTATGGCGGCAATGTATATGTGTACACATATGCACTAAAAACCGCAGGAGTGCTACCAACAGAAGCATCGCACTGGGCCTTGATGATTGAGGGTTTTAACTTCCAAGGTGTTTTTAGTACCAGCACAAACTACAAAATTGGTGATGGCATAGCACATGGTGGTGTTGTTTATGTATCCATTAGGGATTCTATCAACATTACCCCTCCAAACCCTGTATATTGGTCTAGATTTTTAGACGGTATTCAGTATGAGGGAGAGTACTCCAACACTGGTATATATCAGAAAAATGACGTTGTTAAATACGGTGGCAGTATTTATGTTGCCAAGCAAGATACCACTAACAACCTACCCACAAATACTACCTTTTGGGATAGATTTGTAGAAGGTGTAAGTCCAAAGAGCGTATACAACGATGCAACAGCGTATGTTCCAAATGACTTGGTAGCCTACGGTGCCAATATTTATCGTGCAAAAACAGAAACTACTGGCAACAAACCAAACAATACTACTTTTTGGGAGTTGTATGTTGGTGGCATTAAATTTACTGGTACCTACAGCAGCGTAACTGAGTACTTTGTTAATGATATTGTAGTTTATGGCAATAATCTTTATCGTTCCAGGCTAACACAGTCTAATACTCTGCCTACAGTTTCTGCTAATTGGGAACTTTTAACTTCTGGTAATAGTTACAAGGGTATATACAATAATTCTACTGGTTACTTTCAAGGTGACATTGTTAACTATGGTGGCAATGTATATATTGCACTTGGTGTAACTACAGGTAACTTGCCCACAGATACATCCAGATGGCAAGTGTACAATTCTGGATTTGCTTACGAAGGTATATGGTCTAGTGTAATTGCATACAAGATCAATCAAATAGTAAACTATGGTGGGTCACTGTACCGCGCTAAGTCTGACAATAGTGACACCAACCCAACAAATACATCTGTATGGGATAAGGTAGTTCCTGGCATCAAAGCTCGAGGTGATTGGACAACTGCTACACAATATGCTACCGATGAAGTAGTTAGTTATGGTGGCAATACATACATATCTATAACGCCCCATGCTTCTACAACTTTTGCCTCAGATCTAGCAGATAATAAGTGGCAAAAATTTAATAGTGGTATTCGCTGGAGAGGTGCTTGGGTTAGTACCACGCAATACTTCAAAGACGACGTCGTAAAGGCAGGTTCTAGTTCATTTATTGCTGCGGCTGATACAATTGGTGGCAGCAATCCAGCGGGTGGTACAAACGCAAATTGGAGTAGTTTTGCAACTGGAGCAGAAGGTTTCTTGTCGAAAGACGGAGACGCAATGCTGGGCATGCTTACACTGTTTGCAAATCCCACAGACGCCCTACACGCTGCAACCAAGCAATACGTAGATGGATTTTTGAATAGGACTAGCGGTGGTACCATTACTGGACCTGTAGTTGCCAGTGGTTCATCTGCAACTTATACTGCACAAAGTGGAGCAGTAATTAACATTATTGGTGGTAGTTTAAATCTTACAAACGGTTCTACTATTACCACTGACGGCACTTCTACCCTTGCCAATACTCGTGTTAGTGGTGATCTAGATGTAGACGGCGATCTCAATATTGATGGTGGCGATATCACAGTTAGTGGCGCTAATCTAAATATAGCTAATACTAATGCTACAAGTGTTAACGCTTTTGGAGCAGCTACTACTATTACTATAGGTGCTACAACTGGCACTACTCGGGTAAAAAATAACTTAGATGTAGACGGTGACCTCAATGTTGATGGCGGGGATATCACAGTTAGTGGTACTACCCTCAATATTGCCAACCAGAACCTAACAGCAGTGACTGGATTTAGTGGTACTGATAATCTAAATCTGGGCAAGACCGGTGCACTTACTACATTGAAGAGCAATGTAACCGTTGATGGCGTATTGGACGTTATTGGTGGTTCTACTCTTACTAACACCACAGATGATCCTACCGGTTTCGACAACCAGCACCCCAGCACCAGGGGGGTAGTAGAATATAGCGACAATGGTACACGTATTTACAGTATCGATATAAATGGTAATGTAACTACCAGAGAAAATGGCGTATTTGCTAGTGACACAGCCTACTCCACAAGTGCTGTACCAAGAACTCTTGTAGTATTCCCTGCCCCAGGTCAAACTAGGTTTGTGTATTGGGTTAGTGGCGTACGGTATGAAAAGACAACACTAGTATCCGTTCAAAGCCCTAGTATTGCCGATTATAACTACTTCTTTTTTAATGGCGGAACACTGACCAGTTCCACTTTTCGTACAGATTCCACACTAACTATGATGGCCAATGTGGCCGCGGTTAATGGCAGCAGTATAGACAGTAGAGCCCTTAGTGTAGAAGATCAGCGACACGGTATCTCCATGGATGGGGCTACCATAGTAAGATTAAAAAGAGCAGAAAAAGCAAAAGTAATAACTGGATATGGTTTAACCACAACCTCAGCAGGATCGTCCACTTATACAAATACCAAAACTGGTGAATTAATGGACGCGGACTTGACATTTACAGCGCCTGTAAAAACAAGTAACAAATTCTTAACTAGAAGAGGTTCAGGTTGGAGACTTGCAGATTCCGAAGACAGTCAATTTAGTTATAAACTGGGTGTATTGAGTGCAGTAACCGTTACAAGTCAAGGTAGTGGATACAGTGGTTTAACTACTAGTTTAAGTGTTCAAGGTGACGGTACTGGAGCGGTTGTTACACCCGTACTAGAAGGTGCGCCGCTACAAAGTGTTACACTTACAAATGGTGGTTATAACTACGCAAACAACTCAACTATTACTTTAAATGGTGATGGAACAGGTGCAACAGCAACCTTGACAGTACCAGCTGGAGCCAACGTTGCTAGTGCAGCAATTACAAATGCTGGCAGCCGTTATACAAGTGTTAGTGGAACAGTAACTGGAGGTGGTGGCACCGGTGCCACAGTAGCCATTACTTTGAATACTGGTACCCCAGTGGCTGCTGTAGTAATGAATAGCTTGGGCACTGGATACACTAATGCTACTGCAACTATTACTGGTGACGGAACAGGTGCTACTGCAACAGCTACCATTGTGGCTGGAGCAGTTACTGATATTAACATAGTAAACCCCGGTAGTGGCTACACTTTTGCAAACGTAAATATTACAGGCAATGGCACAGGTGCTTTGGCAACAGCATTTGTTCGTAAGAGCACAATTGAAAGCTATCAGATCACTAACGTAGGTTCTGGGTATACCAGCAATCCAACAGTAACAGTTAACGGCGACGGTTTTGGAGCTGTAGTAACTGCACAAGTAACTGCTGGTGGTGTAACTGACTTGACTATTGTCAATCCAGGTTATGGATATACTACTGCCACACTAACAATTACTGGCGGCGGTGGTACAGGTGCTACAGCAGATGCTATTTTGAGCGGTTACCCAATAGGTAGCGTGTCGGTAACCAATCCCGGTAGAGACTACACTAGTACCCCTACTGTGCAACTCACAGCCAACCAGCATGCTCAAAACGGTGCAATAAGTTTAACTCTTGCAGCTGGCAATAGTATTTCTGCTGTTACATTGACAAATGCAGGCACTAACTATACATATGCATCAGCAACTGTAACCAGCAGTACTCCGGGCACAGGTGCTACTTTTGCTGTTAATGCAACACCAAGCGGTATTTTAGGTGTTACAGTCGTCAATCCAGGCAAGCACTATAGTTTTGCAAATATTGTTGTTACAGACACAGGTGGTGCAACAGGCTTTACTTCAACAACCACACTAACACCAGTTCCACAGTACAATAACTATGTCCTAGTTGCTGGTTATGATTTAAATAACATTCCCACAAATAAGTTTATTAATGTTTACTTTGTTGCTACAAATAGCACTGACAGAGTAGTAAAAATACCTAGTAGTTATATTTTTGATACTGTTCGCGAAGCTTTTCAGTACGCTACTCAAGAAATCAAAGAACTACGAGACTATGGATTGCCCTACAACAGTTTTGAGTTTTTAGGGTTCTCAGTATTGAACAATAGTGGTGAAGTAGTTGCGGTGCCCAGTACAAATCAGGGCAATAATATACTGTACTACGACTTGTTAGCAGGTCAAGTAAATGCTGAACCACTAAACGCTGGTGGTACTAAGGTAGGTAGATCTCCTACTATATCTTCAGCAGGTACTGCCGCATTGTGGTTGGGTGCTACAGAATCTTCTAAAGTTTACTATGTCGCCCCACATGGGGTGGATACTGTAGTAAACGGCAGCAACTTGGCTACACCGTTTGCAAGTATTAAATATGCTTGCCAGCAGGCGGAAGCAGGAAGCACGATCTTTGTTAAAACTGGTACCTACAGCGAACAACTACCCATTACAGTACCTGCCAATGTGGCTATTGTCGGCGACAACCAACGCACTACTATTGTACAACCACGTTCTGGTAACAGTGATGATGGTGTAACACCAAACAATCAGTCTACAATGTGGTTGATGAGCAACGGCAGTATCTTGAACAAGATGACTTTTGTAGGCATGACTGGTTGGACTCCAGGCACAACTCCTGAAAATATTGAAACCAGTACTATTCGCGGTGTTGTAGCAAGACTAAACCCCTCCAGTCCTATTACCACAAAATCACCCTATGTGTTGGAGTGCAGTGCTATTGGCAGCGGTTTGATTGGTGCCTTGGTCGACGGCAGTGTACACACTACCGGTGCAAAATCCATGATTTTCCATGGATTTACAGTTATCAGTGATAACGGTGTTGGTTATTGGATGAAAGACGGCGGTAAAGCAGAAATTGTTAGCTGTTTTACTTACTATTGCTATTTTGGTTATGCAAGTACAGGCGGTGGACATATCAGAGCCCTAAACGGTAACAACAGTTACGGTACTTGGGGTGCAGTAAGTCAGGGCTTTAAAACTGACGAAGCCGCTGTTACCGGAACTCTACTTGGACGCCAGTTAAACTTTGTTTATCAGGGCGGCACAATCAATGTGGGCAATACCTGTACAAGCAGTGGCGGTGGAACTGGTATAGTAACAAATGTACAGTATAGTGCGAACAAAGTATACTTACGCAACACAAGCGGAAGTTTCACACTGGGCGATACCCTGACGTTTAGTGATGGTGGCACAGGAACTGTTAGTGCAGGAGCATTGGAAGATCAAAAAGGTTTTGTACTTGTACTAAACAACTTGACAGCAGCACCCAAACCTGGTCAGAGTATTCAACTTGCAGGAGATAGTGTTGCCTACGTTGTACAGAGCTTTACTGGCACCTATACCAATACTAGCAGTGAAATAGTGATTATACTGGCACAAGAAAAGCCCACAGGCAGTGCAACCGGCACAGCAGTCACACTGCGTAGTGAATACTCGCAGATCCGACTAACTGGCCACGACTTCTTAAACATTGGTACAGGTGGTATATCTACTACTAACTATCCAGGCACTCCAACCCAGCCGCCTGCACAAGGCAACGAAACCAACGAGGTGTACCCAGGACGTGTGTTCTATGTTAGTACAGACCAAGATGGCAACTTCCGTGTAGGCGAATACTTCCGTATTGATCAGGCAACTGGACGTGCTACTCTAAACGCCAATGCGTTTGACTTGGCTGGTTTGACAAGCTTACGTTTGGGTAGTATTGGTGCTCAGTTGGGCGAAACCATCAACGAGTTCTCCAGTGATGGCACCATGAGCGGTAACAGCAACGTGGCTGTGCCAACAGAGGCTGCTGTAAGAACCTATATAGATAACCAGATAAACATTCGTGCTCCAAAACGTGGATTAGTGCTGTTTTCAGCAACATTTTAATTAAAGGAACAAGTATTATGCCATCAGGAAAACTTGGATCAGCCTTACTAACAGCAAATACTGATAATAGAGTATATACTGTTCCAGCGGGTAAGACATCAAGCACAAACGTAACTTTTAGAAATCAAACACCATTCATCGCACAAGTATCTATGGTGGCAACCGACGCCACCTTGAGTGCCACAGAGTACAGTACCACAAGTTCTGTAACTGCTTCTGGTGATTGGTATACAGACACCTTTCATGCAGGTAACTACGGTTATGGTGTGTTTAACAATGAAATAAATTCAAATCTTTATCGCAACAACACCAGCGGGAATTATACCCCCCGCTGGGTAAACCCCACAGACCGCACACTTTTAACGGGTTTTACCTATACAAACCCTGTAACTGGTGATAATGCAGTAGAGCACCCACTTACAACTGGTAACAATCATAACAACATGAATGCCAGCTTTCAAATCAGTGGGTTCTACAACGACAATGACTACTGGTTTGCTGGTAGCTCAAGGTACTTGGCATGCCCTACAAGCCACCCACTGTCCAAGCCCGGTTGGAACAGTGGCGACATGAGTGGTAGTTATACTGGTAGTACAAGAAACTACTATACTGCTGGAGGCATAGGTTTTAGAAACGTTTATTTGAGCTATGACAACAGCGGATATGTTACTAAAACCATTGGTCGTAGTGGATTCTTCAACGAAGATCGTACAACCAACAGCGACAATTCATTTTATTACCTAGCTGGTGGATCCTTGGGTTACAGCATTAGCACCAGTAATTTTAACTTGTCAGTGTTACCAACCACAAGGCTTGGTCAAGGTCGAGACAACCAGTTTTACTTTGTAGGTATGGGTCACAGTAGCTCTACCATTGGTTTTGGAGTACATTTCTACGACAGAATTGTTAACTCAGGTGGTTGGGGTGGCAGTAATAACAGCTATCAAGTCTGGGCGGCCAGCTGGCCCAGCTCCAGTAGCGGTGCACGTTGGGTGCGTCCTGTTGGCAACTTTGTTTATGGCTACAGCGGCAACGGCCGTGTGTACCGTAGACCAATTACTGGTTGGATTAGCAATACAACAACTTGGGACGACGTAACCAGTGTTTTTGGTGCTGCCGGTACAATGGTTAGCAACTGGGCAATAGTTGAAGACAAAAATGGTATTGGTTACTGGTTCGATACCAGTGGCAACCTATGGCACACCAACCCCGCAGGAGATACTTGGTACAAATGTGACCAAACCAACAGAGCATTTTTATTGAACACAATTACAACAGGATTGCCTGCAAGTGGTGTTAATTTTAAGTATGCACCCATTGGTACGTTTACAGAGGGTGCAAAAAGTTGGATGGTCATGGAACAGAGTGTTGCAGGATACCGTCGAAACTTTTGCCACATGGATCAAGCACTGGCAACAGCCCCCGGCGACCTACTGGAGTTTAACACCAGTCTCAGTCCTGGAGCCATACTGTCCAATACAGGATTAATATTGAATGCCAACAGTTCAGTGGTTGTCCACAGCAACATCAATGGTGTAAGAGCTCAAGTATTTGGATACGAGGAGAACACCTAATGGCCAGAATTCTTGATATTAATAGATCAGCAACTACTACTTCTGCATCACCACCAATAGGTCAAGCTTTTTATGGTTCTGGTAATGGTACCTATACTTGGACTTGTCCTCCTGGAGTAACCAGTGTTTGTGCGGTATGTATTGGTGGGGGTGGCGGTAGTAGAGGCTCGAACTGGGCCGCCGGCGGCGGCCCCGGCGGCGGATTGGGTTGGAAAAATAATATTCCTGTAACACCAGGCCAAAACTATACAGTACAGGTAGGAAGAGGTGGTGATCCTGGGGGCAGCGGCGGTCAGTCCGGCGGAGACAGTTGGTTTATTAATAGTAGTACTGTAGCTGGTTTTGGTGGTAGTGGCGCTGGTGGTGGAACTTGGGTTGGTGATGGTGGAGGCAATGGGGGCACCGCCGGCCAGCATGCCGGCGGTGGCGCCGGCGGTTATACCGGTAACGGTGGAGGCCAAGATGTTAACGGCCAAGGCGGCGGTGGCGGTGGGTCCTCGAGCTATAGTTCAACATATGGTAGCGGTGGCGGTGGCGGTGTTGGGCCGTTTGGCCAAGGTGCTAGTGGTATTTCGTTCAGCAATGGTGGTGGTGGCCAAGGTGGCAGTGGTGGAGAAGATGGTTCAGCTGGTGAAAATGGTAACTACAGTTATGGCCACGGTCACCGACCAGGGGGTCTATACGGTGGTGGTGCTGGCGGTCCTGGTAGTAGTAGTACGATCGGTATCGGACTACAACGTGGCGGCCGCGGTTGTGTCAGAATTATTTGGGGACCCGGCCGATTCTTTCCCTCAACCGGCACAGGAGATATGTAATGGTGTACTATAATTATGTAGTTGATGGTGTGGTTGTAGAGGGCCCTATTGCCTATCCAGATGTATTGAGCAGAACTGGTCTAAGAGATCAAGTAGGCCTAACTGAACTTGGGTGGATTGAAGACATGCCAGTTCCTGAAACACCTCAACTGACTAAAGAGCAGATTGAAACGGGTATTCGCAATATGCGAAATTATCTACTACAACAAAGTGATTGGACCCAGTTACCAGACAGTCCACTAACTCAAACACAGAAATCACAGTGGGCAACATATCGACAACAGTTACGGGATATGCCTGAAACTTTTAAAGATGTTACCAATTTTCTTGATGTGGTTCCACCAACAGCTCCTACTAACGCAAGTGAATGACAACACTCAAAGAACTAACACAACACAACCACAGCCTGGCTGAAGAACACTCTTTTACCAAGTTGTTATTAAGTGGCAAAATGTTCCCCAACATCTATGCCACTTATTTAGCCAATCAGTTGCTACAGTACCAAGTGTTAGAGCACTGCAGCGCGGACCTGTTGGGTTATCTACCAGGCCTTAGTCGCAGTGAACTCATATTGCAGGACTTGTTGGAGTTGAAACAACCTGTGGTGTTATTTGACACCACAGCCCAGTACTGTAACCATGTTAAAGGTCTAAACCCACACAAACTGTGGGCTCACATCTACACCAAACACATGGGCGACCTCTATGGTGGTCAGTTAATCAAGACCAAAGTTCCTGGCGCTGGTAGTATGTACAATTTCCAAAACCGTCAGAAATTGATCCATGACTTAAGAAGCAAACTGGACGTTTCCATGGCTGATGAAGCCAACAGTTGTTTTGAATTTACATTGCAGCTTTTTGACAGGATTGCAGATGAGTATAATATTTGACAGATTAAAAACTCATGCAAAAGAATTGCAAACCATACTACAATCCCGTGCTTTTTTGATTCCAGAAAGCACTGAACTAGCTCACCTAAGCCAAACCTATAATAGTGCTTGGTTTAGAAGAGGAAACATTGATGTAATAGATGCCACAGAAACTAAAAAGCTGTGGATGATGCACCTGTGCATCTTTCCACATGTTTACGATGGAGCGCCCATCTATGGTTTTGACATTATAGCTGGAGCCAACAAAATAACAGGAGCGTTTTTAGACCTTAGCCCAGTAAATCCTGACCACAAATTGTGCGATTGGTTTAAAGGTGAAGCAGAGCGTCACAGCTGGTCCAAGCCCAGAGAGCTGCCGGACTGGGCCAAATCTATTTTTAGTGATAACATCATAGCGGCTGGAAATATAAACACCGAGTTTGAATTGTTGGAGTTGTTAGACCTCAACAAAAAGTGCTTGACATACTACTTAGATAATATAGAAAACTATCGTCCAGCAGTAACTTTTGACGACCAAATAAAGCAGTACAATTACACAGACAAACAAAATCACTACTGTATTCAACAAAAGCAAAACCCACACACGCCTAGAGTGTTAAAAAGCCTGGGTTTTGAAGAGGACAAGATCGCACAGTTTATTAATCACTGTTTATTTCCACAGCTATAAAAATACCCAGCCCACAAAGCTGGGTATTTTTTCGCTTGACCCTACGATGCCCTTGTGGTATAATAGTACCAAAATGACAAGAGCTTTAAAAATTACAGCTCTATATAATAAAGGAGTGCCCAATGGCTAGTCCGACAAAGTTAAATCTTAAAATATATCAGGGCAGTACCTTTCGTGAAACCTTACGTTGGGAAAGTGCCTTAAAAGTATACGCACCTATTAGCAATATCTCAAAAACTGCGCCCATGGTGGTCACTGCCGCTAACCATGGAGTACCAGTGGGCTGGAGAACCAAGATCAGTGGTGCCCTTGGCATGAAAGAAGCCAATACTGGTGACAACTACTTAGTTGCCAGTGAAGTTGCTGCCAACACAGCGACTTTTAACTCAGTCAATGCACTGAACTATACAACCTATACAGGTGGTGGAGTCCTGGAGTACAATCAACCTGTCGACTTGACCGGCTATACTGCTCGTATGCAGATCAGATCAAAACTCGAGGATTTAACAGTACTAACTGAATTAACAACAGAAAACAACAGAATTTTGATAGATAATACACTAAAAACTATAACTTTAACTATTCCAGCCAATGTTACAGCCGCTCTAAACTTTCAGTCTGCGGTTTATAGTTTGGAATTGGTAAATGGCAGTGAAGTAACACCCTTTATTGGCGGTACAGTTTCCTTAGTTAAAGAAGTAACAAGATAATATGGAAACAGCAGTTATAGAAACTCAGCAAACAATAACAGTTGTTGACGATTTAAAAGATACAATTGTTATTTCTGAACAAAATTACGGAATACTGTCTCAACAGGAAAATATAGATATTATTTCTGTTGATAATCTGGGCACTGTTGTACATGAAGAACAGATCAAAGATGTTATTGTTCAGGGCGGTATACAGGGACCACAAGGACCACAAGGACCACCAGGAGTCTCAGGAGAAGAAGACGTGCCATACAGTAAACGAATAGATTTTGTCACAGAAAACGAACTATATAAGGGCGAAGCTGCTGTAGGCTCTGCAGAAACTTCTACATCTTGGAGAATAAAAAAGATTGTTATTGCTGGTGATGGGGACGTAGCGGAGACTTGGGCAGGTGGTACAGCACAGTTTGATAAAACATGGAGCCTGAGAGCTAACTATACTTATAGCTAAATATAACTATTAAAGATAAATTATGGCAAACCAAACCGTCACCACCGCCGTCAACTACGACGACGCCTCGATCTTGGGGCTCCTGAACGGCGAAACCATCACGATCAACTCCGGCGGAGTGGTCACGATCAACAGTGACGTGCGCTGGGCCCAGAACGCCGCCGTCCTCGGCATCATCGACGTCAACGACGGCGAGCTTCGCGTTGACGGCACCGAGACGTGGTGGGTGCCGTTCTCGGCCTCCACCGGCAACGTGCCCGCGCTCGGC